TAGGAGAGCAGGCCGTCGGTGAAGGCCCCGGCGCCGTCGCCCCCGATGTTGAGAGCGTCGCGTAGGTAGCCAAGCGATGCCTCGAAGCCCGGCAGGTGCTCAGTGGCCGCGTCCACGACGGCGGCGCTGAGCGACCCCATCTCGGCCGACACCTCGGAGATGACCGGCGAGAGGGTGCCGAGCGCGCTGGTGGCGAAGTATCTGACTGACTCGGCCGCCTCGCCCCAGAACGACGTCGAGATTTCCGTCTTCAGGTTCTCGAAGGCTGGACCCAGGTCCTCCAGGACTCGCCCCGCGTCCTTCATGGCCACCACGAAGATGCCGACACCTGCGCCCGCGGCTCCGAGGATGCCCGGCAGGGCCAGTAGGGCCGGGAGGCTGTGCGCCAGCCCGAGGCCGAGGGCGGAGATCGTGCCCAGGCCGGAGCCAATGGTCGACGTCAGCCCGAGGACGGCGGTCCCGGCCGTGGCCATCTTCAGGGAGAAGGTGTCCAGGTTGGTGAAGATGTCGTTCAGGGAGTTCTTCAAGTTGGTGAAGATGTTCCCGCCCGCCAACGCCTTCAGCTGCGTGGCGACTTTGGCCAGCGACGCATTCGCCAGGCGCACGTGGATGTCGATATAGCGAGGCTTGTGGGTCAGGCGCCCCAGATCGAAGCGGGCCTTACCGTCGTCGAGGTCCGCATTGACGGTGGCCTTACCGTCGAGCTTGTTCAGCTCGTGCTTGAGTTTTTTCTTCGATGCCTCCGATAGGTGGGCGTGGGCCTCGATGTCGCCGCCGAGTTTCTTGAGCTGCTCCTTCAGTTTCTTGGCGGAGGGGGGGTCAAGCTCACCCTTAGCCTTGATCTCGCCGTCGATCTTGGCAATCTCGGCCTTGATCTTGTTCTGGGCGGCCTTCTCCAAGGACGCGTTGACCTTGAGGTCGCTCTTGATGTTGGCGATCTTCTCTTTGATCTCGGCCACGTCGTGGCCGTCGACCTCAACCTTCGCATCGATCTCAGCATCGAGGCCCTTCAGGGCGGAGATGGCCTTTTTCTTGGACTTCTCGTCGAGGTCGACGCGCGCCTTGACGGCGGCCTTCATCTCGTCGAGCTCGCGCCCGAGCTTGGCCACCGCATTGTCGTCCAGGACCGGCTTTACCGGCGCCCGGGAGTCCATCTGCCGGAGCTTCTTCTTGATGTCCTCGATGTCGCGCTTGGAGATTTCGGCGCGGGCCTGACCCCGGGTCTGGCCGATGGCGCGCTCGATACGGCGCAGGTCCTTGGGATCGATCTTGGCGTTGACCTGAAGCACGAGGCCGTCGAGGGCGTCCTTGACGGAGTCGCGCATGTCTCGCGCCCACTTGTCGGCAGCGCGCTCGATGCGCTTGCCGATTTTCTTCAGGCTCTTCTCAATGCCTCTCTCAGCGTCGCCCTTGAAGTCGCGCGCGTCGGCGCCCACCTCGATGACGACCTCACCGATCTTGTCTGCCACGGAGCCTCCTCCCGCTCAAGCGCTAAGCGGGCGGCATCGCGGCCCGACAACTGTCTGAGACCATGATACCGCCCGCATAGGGGTGTGCTATAGGTGCTGTTACATCCCTAGGGATGCCTTAAGAGAGCCGAAGCCGCTGGACTCATTGCCTGCGTACCAGGGGCTCCGGGGGTCGGTCACTGCGACGCCCTTAGGTGGCATCCACAGCTCCCGCTTCAGCTTCTCCGAGGCGCCCTCGTCCTCCGCGTTGCGGGTCAGAATCCACCACATGACGTGGCAGAACCGGTGCAGGGGAAGCTTCTCCAGGTCAATGCCGTGCCCGAGGCAGAAGCCGTCGATGTAGTCCCACTCGGCCCAGGCCGAGTTCAGGAGTCGCTGGACGACGTAGTAGGGTTTCCGCCTGCCTCCTCCATCACGGCCGTGATGAGGTCGGTGAGGTCGGGGATGTCGAGGTCGTCGGTAGGGGACTTGAGGCGGTCCATGACCTGGGTGCCAGTCTCCTTACCGAAGAGAACGCGGCACCACTTGGACAGGCCCTCGAAGAGGGCCTCAGTGTCATCGCCTGCGTCTTGCAGGGATCGTGAGAGGAAGACCGCGATGGCGGTCTTGGGCGGGCGGACCTTGTACTCGGTGCCTACAAGGTCGACGTCGATGGACTTCCGGGACTTGCCGGGGATCGTGATAGTAGCCATGAGGAGATTCTAATAGAAGTCCGATGGCTTGATAAGCCGTACCGCATCCCGCACGAAGTGCGCTGCACGAATGCCCTTGACCCACATGGCGAAGACGGCCGAGCCCGCCCCTTTCGGTGTGAAGACCATACGCCTGGCGCGTACGGGGCCGTGGGCGCGTGTGCCGTACTCCTGGTAGGCGGCATACGGGGTGCGGGCGCCGACTGAGAAGGCCGGGTTGAGCGGGTGACGGCCGGGGACGCGTTGAATGGTGACGGAGTTCACCATGCGGCCGGTGTTGACGCGGCCAGAGGACTTGATATTGCGCTGGATACGGCCCTGAGTTCTCTTGGTCGCCTTCAGGGCCGCCTGCTTAGTGATCTCTGCCACTTTATCTTGGCGGATGGGTCCTTTGAACCTGATGCGGACGTGGGTCACGGGCAGCGGACCTTCACCGTGAAAGTCCATTCACCGGACACGCATCCGCCTGCAGGCCCATAGGCCGACCACTCCATGTCGGAGGCGTTGGTGCTGGAGGTGAGGAACATCCCCAGGTCCGCCATGTCCTGGTTAAGAATCGCGGCGTCAGCGGTCAGATCGAAGGGTCGTGGACCCCGGCCGCGGTCGTCCACGACCTCGACGCAGCGCAGCGTGCCCAGTGCGAGGGTGGCGTTCCAGTAGCGGATGGAGCAGTGATTGCCGTCGGCGGCCGTCGGGCCGAAGACGGGCGTGACGGCCACGGTGCGTACGTACAGGTGCCCGGCGCAGCACTCGTCCCACGCCACCTCCGCGCCGGGAGCGACGTAGGCCTGAGCCACGGTGTTCGACAGGGCCGCAGCTCCGCCCTTGAGCAGGGCGAGGGCGGTGGAGTGCACGACGGACGGCGTCGGGGACGCTACGTGCCCCGACAAGGACGCGTAGTCCTCGGTCTGGGGTCGATTGCGTCGAGTCAGGCGCGGCGTGGGGCTCACCAGATCACCCCGCCGGGGCGCTGAGAGTGGCTGCGCCTGAACGAGTCCGGGTTGTAGACCCGGCCGACCTGGCGTGGCTTACGGATGGAGGCGACCCAGGAGTCAACCAGCCAGATGCCGGTCCGACCCTCCTGCATGTCGTCGAACTCATCCTGCACCTGCACGGTCACGCCCTGGCGGGTGACCGACTGGAGGCGCGCCGGAAGGGCGCAGTCCCGGTCCATGCAGGCCGCCTTCGCCAGCTCCAGCGCGAGGACTCCAGCGGCGATCTGGCCGCCTTCAGGGACGGGGACGCCGCGGGAGTAGCGAATCTCCCAGGTGCCCTCTTCAGTGATGTCCCGGGATAGGTCCTGTACTGGAGGGAATACAAGGGGAACCTCTATGCCGGGCTGTGTGGTTCGGCCGGTGAGCTGAAGCACCGCCCGATTGATTACGCGGTAGGCGTCCTCGGGGAGAACCTGCCCGTCCACAGTGACCCGATGAACGCGGTGGACGTTACCCGGCAGTCGAATAGCTGGGGTTCCTGAGAGGTGAGTGCACATCGGCCCGCATAAGCCGCACACGACGTCGTGGAGAACTCCTCCCAGGCGGAACGGAAGGAAGCTCCGCAGATATCTCTGCGATTGGTAGGTAGACGGCGGCACGCGGTCGGCTGGCTCGGGCCGGATCGTGACGATATCGGTCCCGAAGCGGCGTCCGGTCCACTCCCAGAGCAGTTGGGTCGCCATCGCTTCGAAGGTGTGCCGCTGGGCGGGCTTACCGGCCTCGTCGAGGTACTCCTTCAGGTCCTCGCACGCGCTGTAGGAGACCGGCCAGTCCCCGGGGCCATAGCCCTGATCGATCGCATCCATGCCCTCTCCTACAGTGCGTGCCAGTGCGGGATGGCTACTCCGCGATAAGCGGCGCCCGCTCCAGTGAGTATACCCATAGGAGCCTCTGATGGGTCAGGCGGTAGCTGGAGGAAGCTGGAGACCGACGTGCCGGGACGGCGACAGCCCCGGGCGGGTGGCCTGGGGCTGTCTGGATG